ATGTATTTCAATAGAACTCTTCTAGATTGGGCTAAATTTAATATAAATAAAAGGACTAAGTTTGATGCTACAATTAGCTCAGGATTAGCGATTATGGCCAATCAAAAACACTTATACCATACTCCGACAAAAGAATCAAAAATAAGCATTAACTTTGCAAGATACAACAATTCAGGTGTACGAAGCACAATTATAAAGTAAAATGAAAGACTTACAGATCGTAATTAACCCAATGGCATTTCCAAATCAAGAGGCCACAGATGCAGAAAAAGCAACTGAAAAATATGGAAGAGCAGTAGGAGAGGCAATACAATATGAATGGTTTAGACGAGATGGAACTAGTTGTAGGTTTTACGACCAATGGGTAAACTTTCACAGATTAAGACTGTATGCTCGTGGAGAACAACCTATTGGAAAGTATAAAAATGAAATAGCGGTAGATGGGGATTTATCGTATTTAAATCTAGACTGGACTCCTGTTCCAATTATTTCAAAATTTGTAGACATCGTGGTAAACGGAATGGCTGATAGATTATTTGATGTAAAGGCCACAGCTCAAGATGCAATGTCAGCTGAAAGAAAACATCAGTTTCAAGAGATAATTCAAGCCGACATGTTATCTAAGGAGATATTAGATTATACGGAAAAAGAAATGGGAATAAATATGTACAATGTCCCTAAAGAAGATTTACCAGAAAGTGATGAAGAGTTGTCGCTGTATATGCAAATGAACTATAAACCTGGTATTGAAATTGCTCAAGAAGAAGCTATTGACACTATACTACAGCAAAACCATTATACAGAAAGATTACAAAGACAAGTTAATTATGATTTAATGGTGTTAGGCTGTGGCTTTGTTAAGCACCAGTTTTTACCTAACACTGGTATTCAGGTTGACTACGTGGATCCTGCAACTTTAGTTTATAGTTATACTGAAAGCCCAACATTTGAAGACTGTTTTTATTTTGGTGAAGTAAAGCAAGTTCCTATTACAGAGATACCTAAGATAAAACCAGACATAACTAATGAAGAGCTAGAAGAAATAGCTAAGATGTCTAGTTTATGGTATAACTATTATGGGATTATAAGACCTTATCAAGACACGTTGTTCCAAAAAGATGTAGTAACTCTTCTGTATTATAATTACAAGACCACAAAAAAGATGGTGTATAAAAAGAAGAAGATGGATAATGGGGGAGAAAAAGTAATTAGAAGAGACGAAGATTTTAATCCACCAGAAGAGGGTCAAGAAAGATTTGAAAAACTAGAGAAAAGAATAGACGTGTGGTATGATGGAATAATGGTGATGGGTACTCCTAAAATATTAAAGTGGGAGTTAGCTCAAAACATGGTTAGACCAAAATCCGCTTCTCAATATGCTTTACCTAATTACATCGGTTCAGCTCCAAGAATGTACAAAGGAATCATTGAATCTTTAGTTAGAAGAATGATACCATTTGCAGACCTTATTCAAATCACACATCTTAAATTACAACAAGTTATATCTAGGGTAGTACCAGATGGTGTATTTATAGATGCAGACGGATTAAACGAAGTTGATTTAGGAACAGGTGCTAACTATAATCCTGAAGATGCATTAAGGCTATATTTTCAAACGGGTTCTGTTATAGGTCGTAGTTATACCCAGGACGGAGAGTTTAATAATGCTAGAGTTCCTATACAAGAGTTAAATTCTAATAGTGGACAAGCTAAAATGTCTAGTTTGATATCAAGTTACAACCACTACTTAAATATGATGAGAGATGTGACAGGACTAAACGAAGCTAGAGACGCATCTACTCCTGATCCAGATGCATTAGTAGGTTTACAAAAATTAGCAGCAGCTAGCTCAAACGTAGCTACGAGACACATATTAGACTCATCTTTACAAATAACTCAAAAACTAGCTGAAGCATTATCGCTAAGGGTAGCTGATATTTTAGAATACGCAGAATTCAAAGAAGAGTTTGCTATGCAAATAGGTAAATACAATGTGTCTATCCTGAATGATACGAAGAACCTATACTTACACGATTTTGGTATATTCTTAGAAGTAGCTCCTGATGAAGAAGAAAAAGCTCAGTTAGAGCAGAATATTCAAATGGCATTACAACGTGACCAAATAACATTAGAAGATGCTATTGATATTAGAGAGGTAAAGAATTTAAAAATGGCTAATCAACTTCTAAAGTTGAAGCGTAAGAAAAAGTATGAGCAAGACGTAGAACGTGAAAACCAAAAATCACAACAACAAGCTCAGATAAATATGCAGTCTCAACAGATGGCCGCTCAATCATCTATGCAAAAAGTACAGGCTGAAACACAGGCTAAGATACAAATAGAACAAGCAGAAGCTCAGTTCCAGATTCAAAAGCTACAAGAAGAAGCTAGACTCAAGAAAGAGTTAATGGCTGAAGAATTCATGTATCAAATGCAGTTAAAAGGTGTAGAGTTAAATGCTATAGAAGAAAGAGATAAAATGAAAGAAAAAGGTAAGTCTGACAGAATATCTAAACAAAACACAGAACAATCTAAACTTATACAGCAAAGACAGTCTAAACTTCCACCAATAAATTTTGAATCAAATGAAGACAGTTTAGATGGGTTTAGTTTTGCTGAATTTGAGCCTAGATAAGAAGTGAAAAAAAGTTATTACCTTTGTAGAAACTTAAATTAAATTGAATATAATGGAAAATTGGACAGTAAAAGCTGCTGACAGTGATGAACAAAAGTCACAAGCAGAAGTTGAAGAACAATTATTGAATAAGGCAAGAGAAGAAGAAAACATTGCAGACACACCTGAAACTGAAGAAGTAGTAAAGGTTAATTTGCAACAAGAAAATATTGAAGAAACTAAAGAGGAAGTGGTTGAAGAAACAACTACAGAACCTGAAGTAAGTGAGAAACCTTCGTTAACGGAGGAAGAAGTTCTTTCATATATTGGAAGTCGTTATGGAGAAGAAGTATCGTCAATCGATGATTTAATCTCTAAAAGAGAATCCAAAGTAGACATGCCACAAGAAGTGGTAGACTACCTAGAGTATAAAAAAGAAACAGGTAGGGGATTGGATGATTTTATGAGATTAAATGCAGATGTTGAAAATATGGACGAAGACCAAATACTTTTTGAGTATTATAAAAGTCAGAAGCCACATTTAGATGATGATGATATTGATTTTGAACTTAGCGAAAAGTTTTCTTATGATGAAGATGATGAAGAGTCTTCTATTAGGAAAGCTAAAATCGCTAAGAAAGAAGAGCTTGCTCAAGCAAGAAAATATTTCAACGAGCAAAAGGAAAAATACAGAACTAAAGTTGAGTCAACTAGTAATGATATTCCTGAAGATGAGTTAGAAAGTTTTAATGCTTACAAGAAACAAATAGAAGAATCACAAGGCAATCTTGAACGACAACAAAAGCAGTCAGAGTTTTTTGCACAAAAGACAAATGATTTATTTTCCAAGAACTTTGAAGGTTTCGAGTTTAAAATGGGAGATAAGTTACTAAAGTACAAACCAATTGAAACTTCTAAAATGAAGGAGTCTCAATCTGACTTAGGAAACTTTGTGAAATTACACTTAGATGAAAATGGTTTTTTAAAAGATGCATCTAATTATCACAAATCACTTTCCGCAGCTATGAATCCAGATGCATTTGCTAAGTTCTTTTACGAACAAGGTAAAGCAGATGCTGTAGAAGACATAACTAAAGAAAGTAAAAATGTGAATATGAATGGTCTTAGAAATAAGCCGCAAACAAATAGTGTAAATTCAAGTGGATTAAAAATTGTTGCCGTAGGGGACACCAAAAGTGGTTCTAGTTTAAGAATAAAAAGTAATAAAAACAGAAACTAAAACTTAAAAAAATGGCAGGATCATTAGTAGCCGGAGGAGTGGCGTTAACGCCTAGTTCGGTAAAGGCAACATTGCCTTCAAATTATATTACTGATTTCAACTTTTTGGATCAGTACTTACCAGATATCTACGAAAAAGAATTCGAGAGATATGGTAATAGAACAATTGCATCATTCTTGAGAATGGTAGGAGCTGAAATGCCTACTAACTCTGACCTTATCAAATGGGCGGAGCAAGGAAGATTGCACACTAAATTCAGCGCAGCAGAAACAGCAAACGCAGCAGGCCCAACAGCCGCAACTAACATTGGTTGGTTAACAGGTGGTGGTGGTGCTGGAACAAACCCCGCTTGTAACTTTAAAGTTGGTCAAACTATCTTCATTTCTGAAAATGGTGGTTCAACTTCAAACAAAGCGATTGTTACTTCAGTAGGTGTAGGTACATCAGATGCATTTACAGTAGCTTACTACGAAGCGGATCAAAATGTGCCAGCTGGTACAGGTTGTAGCGTTTTCGTTTATGGTTCAGATTTCAACAAAGGAGCTAACCCAATGGAAGGTTCTTTAGAGTCTGAAGATATTTTCTTATCTAATAAGCCAATCATTATCAAAGACAGGTACAACGTATCAGGTTCTGACATGGCTCAGATTGGATGGGTAGAAGTAACAACTGAAAATGGCGCTACAGGATATCTTTGGTACTTAAAATCAGAGCATGAAACAAGACTTCGTTTTGAAGATTACTTGGAAATGGCTATGGTTGAAGGTGTAATTGCTGAAAACGCTTCTGGTGCATTAGCTCACTTAGGTGGTAGTGCTTACCCAGTAGGAACAGGATTAGCTAACAACGTAGGTACTGAAGGTTTATTCGAGGCTATCGAAGCTAGAGGTAATCAGTGGTCAGGTGGTTTCCCAACTACACTTTCTGATTTTGATGCTATCATCAAGAGATTAGATAAGCAGGGAGCTATCCAAGAAAACGTATTATTCGTAAACAGAGAGTTCTCATTCTCTATCGATGATATGTTAGCTGCTCAAAATTCTTATGGTGCAGGTGGTACTTCTTACGGATTATTTGACAATGACGAAGAAATGGCACTTAACCTTGGATTCAAAGGATTCAGAAGAGGTTATGATTTCTACAAATCAGATTGGAAATACCTTAACGATGCTACTTTAAGAGGTGATATCGATGGTGGAAAAGTAAGCGGTGTATTAGTACCTGCTGGCTCTACTTCAGTATATGACCAAATCTTAGGTAAAAACGCTAAGAGACCATTCTTACATGTAAGATATAGAGCTTCAGAAACTGA